TAAACGATGCAGATGCTCCTGTATCAGTATTGATAATCAATGTTGCAGTCACACCTGGTTGAGGATTAGTTACATTTATTCTAGTCGAACCTGAAAGTGTTAGAGTAAAGTAGTTTGCTACACTTAAATCTATACTTGCAGTCGATGATGCAATTGCTGATGCAGATACATTACCATAAACTGAACCTGTGTAAGATAAACTACCACTAACATTAAATGTACCTTCAACAAATGTATTAGAACCTGAATCAATTAAGAAACCGGTCTTTCTATTTGTATATCCAGTACCCGTACCTACTGCGAAAATAGTTTGTGCAGTCTTAGCTTTATTTCCATCAACTGCGTTAAATCTACCTGAAATTATAGTACCATATGTTGCGTCTGCAAGGGGAGTTGCACTACCAACAGGACTTACAGATGTACCTGATACAATCAAACCATTACCCATTAAGTTAGTTGCAATCAAAGATGACCTATCACCTGTTTCTTGAATAGATGCAGTTATATAAGTTCCTGCTAATAAGTTTGCAGTTGAACTTCTAAGACTACTAGTTGTAGCATTAGTTCCTGCATAATCTATTTTATGATTTACACCATATACAGTATTAATACTTGCATATGCAGTTCTGAAAGCCGATGTTGAACCAACTACTGGTACATAATTATTATTAATCGTAATACCACCATTCTGAATATTTGAAATATAACTAACAGATGATGAATTATTATTAATATTAACCGTTGCACCAAATATAATATTAGTATTGATATTACTAGCGAAATCTAATGTACTCACATTAGAAGTCATATTAATCGTTCCACCTGCAAAAATGTTTTGTTGGAAGTTGCATCCTGCTACCATACCTGTAAAAGGTGCTGCAGCTGTACCAAAATTTGCAGATGCATTTAATAATAAGTTATCATTAATAGTATATGTAGATGAACTTACAGGTGCTCTAAATACATATGCACCACCACCTATATTTCTATTCATAGCAGGTGAGAATTGCATTGACCCACTTATTTGTGGTATTATAGAAGTATTAAAGAAGTTACCAGTTCCGCCAATGTATCTTTTAAATCCTGCGGTTGCTGTAAATGCATTTTGGAATATATTTCCACTACCGGATAATATTGTATCAACGGCAAAATTATTTATTTTGAATATTATGTTACCAACTGATGCAGAAATAGATGCATTACTTCCACTAATGTGAGTTAGAGAAGATGATGTATATCCTTTTGCAAATAGTACCAAAGAGCCACTATGGTCATCCAAACTAATTTGATTTACCAAACCTGGGTCAGTAAGAGTTTGTGGACCAGTAAAGTTGTTACTTCCGGTTGTTGCATAACTTCCAGTAAAAGAAGATAATACATTTATATTACCTTGTAATACAGATGCGGATTGGTCTAATTCACCTTGCGTTGCATATCCACCACTTAAAGATGATGATAAGTTTAATAACTGAACAATTGATGCAGTTGCAGATTGATTAAACGAATTCTGTGATGCTGTGAATTGATTAAATGATGCAGTAACTGCATTTAATACTTGAGTTGTCGATGCAGTATATGCATTGAACGAAGACGTTGTTACTAATGAAGGGTCTGATAATACAGTTATACTTGCAATTGCTCCATCTACATTCGGTACAATACTTGCAGAAACAAAACCATTAAAGAACAATCTAGTCGATGTTCCTATCGATGCACCATTAACTAAGATTTGATTTATAGACGATGTAAAGTTTTGTAATGATGCAGTCGCTTGATTTAATTGTGTAATGCTACTGCCTGCAGATTGTGTGAATCCATTAACACCTGAATTGATTGTTAACTGACTTGCAGTGAATGTATTTAATGCAGTGAATGAAGGTTGTTGAGATGCAGTGAATGCATTCAATTGTCCTATCTGTGCATTCCAACTTGAACTATTAGATGTATATACTGCCTGATTAACTGTTGAATCAATTAAGTCAACATTGAATGACCTTAAATCAACAGGAGTAATTGCACCACTATTGTTGTCAGGGAAACTTTGATTGTTGTCTACAAGTAGAGCTTGTTTAGATATTTCAGCCATTGTTATAATTTATTTTATTGTGTATCTTTATCAAATCCATCACTATATCCTTGTGAAAATCCACCACCGCCTGTTCTAATTGGTGATTGTATTACACCAATGCCTTGCTCCATCAATGCACCATTACAGCATGAAACATCGTAAGTATCTCTATCCAAACACAAACATGAACGTCTGCTATTCTTTGGACTTGATAACCCACGAGTAGGGCCGATGTATATGCCGGATTGGTTTTCTCTATTAACAGAGTATCTTAAATTACCATTCCTACTATTACTCCATTTACCTGACATAGTATTGTTTATCTAATAACAAACATCCAAACAAAAATGGTTATTAACCCATCTTCTTTAATGATTCTCTATGTAATAGGTTTTCTAATTGATTCTTATCTGCTTTATATGCCAGAAATAATAAACACTTCTCTAATGGTTCTTCTACAACTTTGTCGATTTTTGTAATGTCTCCATTGGCGAGATTAATAATTGTTGAATACGCTGACCACTTTTTTCCAAAATTGCTTTCATGTTGATTGGTATATCCTTCTCCGTCAAAGAGTTCAGGGTATAATTCAGTAAGTCCATTAATGTATTGACAAAAAAAAACAAACATCCAAAGTGCACATGCATACCTACTTCTAAAAACAATTCGGAATTGTCTATACCTTTATATGTTTCGATTTCATACATCTCACCTCTCTTATGTTTAATAGGTCTATACAATACAGACATTATCTTTGCCCAATCATTATTAATACTGAACTCTTTATACTTTGTAACATCCGCATATGCACCATAAGCCATCTGCGATAAGTTAGGTTCGAATCCATACTCTATACCATCTATCGTTATTATTCTTTGTAGAGGTAAATCGGTATTAGTAATAAATGCTTCTAATTCATTTTTAATCAACACATAGTCATCAACTGCAATAGACTTTAAATACATAGGGTCTAATTGACATAGATGCATAAACATAAGACTAACTACTGCTTTCTCATCATCCTTATATGCTTCCAAATCTTTTTGTAATGCTAACCACTTCTTTAAACTTATATCTGCGTAAGATGTTGGTATTTTTAATTCTATTTCTTTTACTGCCATATGTTCATTGCTTTTAATATATTTGTTAATCTTATAACTTTCTTTTCTTCGTTCTGTAATTTAGCATTCATCATAATCATCTTTGCATTAGTATCGTCAATTTGTTGTTGTAAATCTTTTGCATAGAGTATTAAATCTTTAATCTCTTGCTCAGTCCATACTTGTTGATTAGTATTTGTAGTTTCCGATTGTAATTGCATATGTTCCTTTTGTTTGTGCTTTCTGTGATAGAGACATCATACATCCGTACCTTGCTGCGTCAATTGCGTGGTCGAGTCCCGATTCAGGTCTATCCGTTACATAACCATGCTTATCCGTTTCGTATTGGTAGGCATACATCTCATTAATCAAATTCTGTGATTGTTTAAGTATCTTTATCTTATAGTTCTTCATTACTGATATACCAAAGTTAATACTATCTTTACCTTTAACAACAGGCTTAGTATTGAATCCACTTCTATATAATTCCTCTATTAGTCTTGGTTCACTGCTATCGCACCATATAGTTTGAGACTTATCTATTTCCAATTTCTTAAACTTATTGATGATGTCATTCGTAACCAAACCCGTTTCGTAAATAAGTTCCTCCAAATATAACGTATCACTATTTTTGTATATTGCCACAAGAGAACAGGGGTCATTAGAATAACCAGCGTCAAACCCAAAACAAATAAAATCGGCTTCAATAGAATCACATAACTCAAATTCGAAAATAGCTTTATCGTTTGCTGCGTATTCACCTTGTCCATATATCTTCCAGTATTTAGGGTTAGTTAATTGTAAATCCTCAATTGCCTTAATCATTTCTTTTGGTAAGTAAGGATTGTCTCTATATGTTGTTGTAAACCTTTCGCAGTCTCCCATCTTTCTTAACCAACTAAAAGGA